ATGGATTTTGCGGCGCGCCGTGCTTGATCTGCCGGGTTTGCCTTGGGGGTTGTGGTTGCCGGTGCCGGAGCAGCTTGGTTGATGAGCTGAGACCGAATATCCGGACGCATCCAACATGCGGTGTCGTAAGCTTCCTTCAGATCCTTGGCGCGGCCCGTGCTGATTAGGGCGGCCATGTCATCGATGAGAGCTTCGGCATGCACGTTGGCTGGATCGGAAAGGAAAGCGTTGAGCTGATTTTCAACGTCCCGTTTCCGCAAAACTTGTTCGACGGTCTGCTCAACATTGACGCGCAGCGCTGGTGCCTGCTGCGGTTGAGGCTGGACTGCCTGCTGGGGATTCTGCTGCACATGAGCTGCCAGGCGCACCAGATCGACGCCCGCGATCTTGGCGACATGCAGAACGGTATTGACCGGATCGCGCTGCAGAGAGGCTTCCCAATCAAGGGCGCGCTTCATCGAGTCGGCGAAGGTCGTCCCGGCCGCCTTGACGTAAGGCGTGAACTGCTCAAGCCCCTTATAATCCTGCAGGACCTTAAAGCCGTTATCGACTTCCTGCTCGCGCTTGCTGATCGCAGCCTGTACATGCGGCGGCAGCGTGGCGAACGATTCCTTGGCCTCTGCGGACCATCCTGGCGGCGGCTTAAGCGCTTCCGGAGCGGGCTGTTGGGCCTCTGGTGTCGTGGGTGTCATGACAGCCGGCTGCGTGCCTGCCTGCGGGGCGGCCGCTGCCGCTGCCGCTTCCGGCGACGGCTTGGAAATCTGCGGCGCCTGTGCATCGGGTGCCTTGGCGGTGAACCGGCCGGCGTCGTCGCGCGCCCGGTCCTGCGTCGCGTGTTCAAGCGGCTTGTCGCCTTCATCCGGCTTCATCGCGGCGACGAGGCTATCGCGAATGCTCAGCGGAGCGGAATCAAGCGTGTCGTCGCCACCGTCTACGACGGCGCCGTTGGTCAGGTCTGTCATGTGGTATTTTCCTTGTTCGGGGGCTGACGCCCGGTCAGGAGTTAAATTCTGCGTAGGTTTTCCGCAGTGTGTCGCGGATTGCCTTCCGATCCGCCGTCGGCTTCACGACTGGCGCCGGCTTTTCGTTGCCGATCTCTTCCACGCCGTGGGCGCGGTATTCGCTGCGAAGCTTCGACTTCGACGTATACATTTGCCCATCATGCATCGATCTTATTTCGATGGCATCCGAGACGAAATGCGGAGACGGCAGCTCTGAGCGCGTCAATGAGCGCTCGGGCATGCAATTGTGAGGCCAGCGGTCGAGCTCATGCCATCCGCCACAGACACGACAATAGCGCTGTCTCATTGCTGCTGACCTTGCGGTTGCGCGGCCTGCTGCATCGCCTGTTTATGTTGGACGGCGTTGCGCTGCATTTCCTGCGCGTGCTGCTGGGCATTGAGCGCGCCTTGCGCCTGCATTTCGCGCATAGCCTGATGATGCTCAAGTCCGGCCTGGACGACGCTGAGTTGAGCCTTTTTCTGCTCGGCCTGCGCCTTGATTTGGGTCGTCTGCATCTTGATCTGCTCATCCGGCGATGGCTCTGGCGGCGGTTTCGGCGCCATGACCTGCTGCGCAACCGCGCCAATCGCCTGCTCGAGCGAGTTCTCAAGCTGCCGCCCAGTCCGGAAGCCGCGGGCAACGAAAAGCAATACCTCGCCCATAACGGGCACGAGGCTTGGCATCTGCTGCGCGACGGGACCGGCCTGCTGGATAAAGCCGCCGATCACTTGCGCGAATTCCATGCGATTCTGCTTTTCAGCATTTTCGTCCGGCTCGATCGTGGAATCTGTCTCGATGTCGATCCGGAAGCCGCGCACATTGTCATCACGCAGGAGCTGCACCACATCGTCAATCGAGGGCTGCTGCATCATATCCGGGCTCGGCCCTTGCGGCGGCGGTGGAGGCTGCTGGCCCATTTGCTGCGCGCGCTGCGCCATCATCTGATATTGCTGTTGCTGCAGTGTGGCCTGCTGCTTTTGCTCGTTGGTGAGCAAATTTACCCCACTCATCAGCATCAGCGTTTGCGGCTGGAACAAATTGCAGATGATCTCGCCGGAAATCCGGATGATGTCGCGGGCAAAGCGCGCAATTTCCGCTTGGCGGTCGCGAATGCGGATCGATCCCCACTGGCTTTTGATGCGCTGTGCCGTCGCAGTCTCGGAGGCTTCCGTGTCACCGCGCACAATGTCGGAAATCCCGGTGATCTGATAGACATCCTCTATCAACTGCTTTCTGGCCTCGATACACGCGACCATGACCTTTTGAACTTGCTCGACCGGCAGCCAGACTATAGCATTCGAGCCGCCCTTATCGGTAAAGGCAGCCCATGCCGGGATTGGGATCATGGCCGTATCGCTGTTCGGGTCGAGAGCCCGTTCGAGCGCGCTGGACACGTCGCCGTCGCCAGCCGGATAGAAGCCGACAAGGCGAAGCTGATCGGTCAGTTTGTTAATGCGCTTGGTCAGCGCGTCGATTTCCTCTACCTGTCCCTGATAGTAGACATAATCCGGAACCGGGATGAGGCTGCCCGTCGATGTCGTGCCATAGGCCGGTCGTGGGCAAGGCCAGAAGTCTTCGAGGTCAAGCGGCGGCTCGGATACCTCCAGCGCCTCGCTCGATCCATCAGCGATCCACACGGCGTAATTTTCCGATTTGCACCAGATTTCCCAAATGCCAGTTTTTCCGGCGTTTTGGGCGCGCTCCGTGTCATTCTTGCCCTTTTTGGTATCGATGACCTCAGATGCAAGGCGCTGATAGGCCTCATTCCCAAACCGCTTCTTGATCTCGTCTTCGGTCATCGGCACACGGCGCGCTACCCATGTCACATCCCCCCAGCGCCTGGCCGGCGTGTGCAGGAAATCGGACCAATGCACGTAGTCTACGCAGATGCGCTCGGCGGTGATACGCTCTTCCGGCGGCAACTGACCGGTTTCGGCCTGCTCTTCCTGTGGCGTCTCGCTCGTTTCCGTTCTCAGATCCTGCGGCTCGATATCGGCTTCATACCGAATCCACGGCGTGCCGCGGGCGAACAGGAGAAAGTCGTCCCGACACTGTTTCATCAGCGAATCGAGATCAGCCTTTTCCATCTGGTAGGACAGGACACGCTCAAGCATTTCCGAGCCGACGCGGGCGACAGGATCAGGATCTTTGAAGCGGCGCTCGACAGCCGGCGTCGGCACGCGGGCATAAACGGCAGGCTGCAGGACCGAGACATTTGCCCACAGCATCGGAAATGAGCGATCGGCCGAGCTCTCCGAAGCGTTCTGCGCGAGATAGATTTTCTCGATCTTCTCACAGCGACGGCGCCATTTATCGAAATAGCGAGACGCGCGCTCAAGCTCAAGCTTCCACTTCGGGCCAGCCTTGGCGAGATCGTATTCGCCCTGATCGTTGGCTTCGTCGTTTGGATCGAATTCAGCCATCACACTCTTTCTTTGCGAGCCGGCGTCATTTTGATGACATCAGCAAACGTCATTTCGTTGATGTTCTGAGGTTCGGGCGCGGCTACGGACTCTGGCAGCGCTTCCATGACTTCACAGCCATAAGCAAAACTGTCGCCGCGATGTGATGCCCAATCGTGTTTTGGCTCACGCGAGAAAATCTGGTTTTCTTCGTTCCACTCGTATTCCCAAGCGGAAAGACCATCGAGGCCATTTTCGCATCGGGTCTTATGAAATTCGCATGTCTCAATGACGCGGCGCGCGGCGCTGACTTGGTCGGACTTCTTGGAAGCTGGCTTCGGGCCGATCCTTCCAGGGAACGCCTTGAGAAATTTTTCCATCGACGAGTGCTTGCTCTGGAAAGTCTTGGCGTTCGCATCCGGCGGCAGCCATATTTTCCCAAGCTTCGCGAGTGGTATACCGTGGCTGATCAACCGATTGCGTATCCGCGGTATCCAGTCGTCCGCGTCAAGCCCATGATCGAAGTCATAATCGAAGATAGAAAAGCCGCCGACCTTGCGCTGCCAGAACCACCAACATGAGGTGTCGCGAAAACCGATGTCGCTCGATATTTCGATAGGAGCGCCATGAGGATCGAACTCGACACCATCATGGATACGCTTCTCACGCTCTGCCTTATTGACGTACTTGGCGAGAATTGCGCCTTGGCCTGCACCATAAGCGCCGTTCCAAATATGCTCAGCCTTGTCCGCGTCGGTCGCGAAATCATGCTCCATTTCCTTGCGGAGCACTTCAGGGAACCACGGATTATCCTGCCAGTTGACCGAAACGACGATTGCTTCCGGCGGCGGATTTTTCCGCAGAAAGAGATCGATCGGATCTGTCTTATAGCGAGGGTTCCAACTCGCCCAAATTTCTGAGCCTTCCTTGCGGATCGTCGGGCGAAGCAAATCAAGCGAATGCTGCGATAATGTCTGGGCCTCTTCAATCCAGGCTATATCGTAACCTTCGAGCGATTTGATATTGTCGGCATTATAGGACTGCATGCCGACGAAAATAATGAGCGAGCCGTGCGGGCCGCGTATCTCAGTCTCAAGGACAAGGAATTCATCCTGGAGGTCGAGCTTGGCAATCTTGTCGATTAGGAGCTGCTTGACAGAATCCTTGATCGATTTCTGCACTTCACGAATGCAGACGGCGCGCGTTGTCTCGGCGTAGCAGCGAAGAACCATTTCCTCAGCGAAGAAATGAGACTTCGCGCCACCTCGCCCACCGTACGCACCTTTGTATCGAGCTGGCTGCAGGAGTGGCGCTAGCTTGCGCGGGACATCACTGCTTAGGATCGACGATGCGGCGTTCAATGACGTGTCGAAGGGGTTTATCCGGATCGCCGGCCACTTCCATTGAGCTGAGATCCGGAAGGATTTTCTTCATCAGCGCAACGCCGGCCGTTACTTGGGATGCGCTCATATCGCGCTTTCCCTCGACGTGCTCAATCAATGCGTTGAGGATATTGCTATTTTGAATTTTAACCCGGTGGTCATCCGACATGCGGAAACCAACTGATCTGCCTCTTGCGGCCATGGTCCCTCACCTTCTGATCGGTGTGGTTTAATTTCTATCCGGTCTTGCTCACTTCACGATTGGCAGGTACGGACAAGCGGCGGTCATCTGTGATGGCGGTGTGGGTCATTGGACTTGAAGAACGCCGCACCAAAGAATAGCGCCCT